CCCTAAAGAGAGGCCGTTTTTTAAGATTAATTAATTGGCTGCGGCTCATCTTATGGCGCTCTACGACGTACTGAGCTTCTTCCATATTGTTTGCATCTGGGTCTGGGTAAAAATTCCATACACTTACATGATTAATTTGAGGTACAGTTTTAATGGTTGGTGTGTATGTACCTTCATCGTCCCAGTTTGCGTATTCTTTATTTACAGCAAATGGACCCTTTAGTACCCCTGTACCAAATAGCGACATTTCAAAAGATGTGCTACGAAGATGTTTGGAAGCATTACATTCCTGTAATTGATCCATAACTTTCTTCTGCATTTTCTTTGCTGCAACCATAGCAGGATGAAATGTAACAGCAGAAGGAGTTGTACCCGGACCCTTTTTAAGACCCTTTACATCCTGTAGTTTTTCTTCCATACCTGCAAGCATAAGAGAGCGTTCCGTAGAACCCGCAGGTAAGTCTGCACCATCACCTGCAAAACCATACGGGCTATCTTGTTCTACTGGGCCTTCTTCCTTAAGCTCATCAGGAAGTGAAGGATCAAAATGTACGGTTTCTTCTACACCTTCAGGTAATACTGTAGGATCAATAGTAATAGGAAAACGCTGATTGCCAAATAGTACATCTACAATTTGACCATAGGCTGCAAGTGTTTTAGTTTTAGTAACTTTAATAAAAACACGAGATTTTTCTGTTTCCATAAACTGCACATCAGGGCCATAAATGCCTCTGTAATTACGATAAGACTTCAGCCAACGCTGTTCTTCTGTATGTCTATACGTTTTAGCTTTTTCATACTTATCACTGACGTACCTAATAATAGGTGTATAGCCGTAGTCTACGTCTTCTACGCTATCTACATCGTCTGCTGCGATACCCATTTGTTCAATTAGGGAGTCATCTTCTTCAATAGCCATTTATAATTCCTTTAATATCCAAATACAGCATCGGCTGGTGTATGAGTATTTCTGGGCATCTGTGAGTCAAAGTCAAAAATACTAAAGCGTGGTCTTGACATTATACCGTAACGTAAAGCATCATACAAGTGATCTTCTGAGTGAGTATCAATATCTTCAGGGTTTTTCTTATCTATAGGTAAAGCAGGTAATTGAGATACCATATTTGTGCAGTTATTAAAAAAGATTAGTCTGGGTTCTTCTGTAAATTCATCAACCTGAAGCCTACGATGAATTTCGTTTTTACCTGCAACTCTACTACCTTTACTACGATCAGACGGTCTCCAACGACACCCTTTACTAATCATTTGTTCCGCCAAAGACGGGCCTGTATCACCTCTTTTATGCCACAAAGAACTATCAAGAACACCATATCTAATGTTACCATCTTCTGCTTCTAACTCTAATACCATATCAGCTAAGTCTGTAGCCAATACTTTAGACACGTATAGCTCTCTGTATACGATTAGCTGTTCATCTGGACTTACAGCAAACCATAACACGCCACTATATGAACCGTAGCCATAGTCACAAGCACGAAACTTAACCCAATTATTTGGTATGTCGAATGGCTCAACGACATGAAGGTTTCTATTAAATTCCGTAAACGCTGCACCTTCTTTAATGTCCCAGTCACCGTCTAGTAGCTGTCTTTTTTGTTGCTCCGGCAAAGAAAGAAGCATTGCTTCATAGTCTCCGCTTTCAGCTAGATATGGATTATCAATTAGTTTAGCAGGTATAAACCTTCTTTTAAATAAAGGCTTTCCTGCTTTAGCATGACCTGCCGGATAGTTTAAGTCTTCACCCGTTTCAATATTAGTAGCTACAAATCTGCTGTTTGGTGGTGCAGGATCAAGAAACATTTTCTTAACCCAATGATGCCCTCTGCCGCCCGGATTGGTTGTAGCCCGCATGTATACAGGTAAATCAGGAGCAGTGGACCGTAGACGAGATCGCATGTAGTCCCACGCATAAGGTGTAGCCCACTGAGTTAACTCATCAAAGCCTATCCAGCTAAATGCTAGACCCTGATAACGCAATACGTCTTCATCTCTATCCAGATAAGACATCCACAATCGCGCACCGGAAGGCGCAGTCCACTGCATCTTTCTTTCGGACCATTTAATGCCCGGAACTGCTTTAGGATACATCTCTTGAGACTTAAAAATAAGTTCTCTAAGTTCTTCCGTTGTATGTCTAAGCAATAGCCCACTAAAGTCGGGGTGGGAAAAATAACGTACAGGATCAGCTAACATAGCGAAAGACTTGCCACCGCCTGCTGCACCACCATACAATACTTCTCGTTCTGCTGCCTCTAAAAACTCTGTTTGTGGGCCATCATTAGGTTTGAATACAGCGTTTTGCTCTACAGATTCAGGTGGTTGATGTGCTACAGATGACTCAATCTTTTGCGGGTTCTTCAATAGCTCTGCTGCGTGTAGTGTCTGTTCGGGCGTCGAGTCTTTCTTTTTCGAGTTCTTCCGCTTTGGCGAGCGTCTCTTCGACATACGCTGCCCACTTGCGGAGGCTATTAGCTTTGTTTTTACGCTTTCGCTCATTTCTTACCCGTTTCATTAATCCTACGTGTGATATGTAGCGACCCGTTCTTGTGCTTAACCAATTAGATACTTCTCTGTAAGAATATTTCTTTAAGTGTTTTTTAGCTTCCGACAACGCATTTAATTCTGTTTCAATAGGAAGTAAAACTTTATCGTCGTCTTCATCTAGCTCATAGCCAAACGGTACTGTTCTAGATATACGTGGTAAAGGAATCCACTCACCATCTTCTTTAACGTCTAAAGGCTGCGGTAATTTCCAACTTCCAATACTACGTTGTAATGCTTTAGTCGTCATCGTCCTCAATTACCGCTTTAGGTGGTAGGATAAATACACCACCCGTGCTTTCTACTTGCATTTTTTCTGATTTAATAATGCCGCTTCTGTCGAGTAAGTCTTTAGCAGCGTTCAGTTTATCACGAATACCTAACTCGGTAGGGTCGTCAATACCAGAAATAATAGCATATGCAGCTTTAGGGGCGTTATGCGCCATAAAGTTTTTAGTAGCTTCAATAATCTCATCCTTAATGCCAGCCGTAATTTCTGACAAGACAGTGTTAGGTGAGTATCCAGCCAACTGTTTAGCTGCATATAAATCACCTCTAGCATCACCAAATAGAACATTGATAAAAGCCTGTTGCTTTTCTGTTAAGTTTTTAGCCATTACGCCACGCCCTTTTTATGCTTCTGACTTTTAGGCGGACTCTTAGTACTGCCGCCTTTACCAGACCAAAAAACTTTGTTCGCCCAATATGCAGCAGACGTTGGGCCTTTTGCGATATTTTTACCGTGACGCGCTTTAAAAGATTTACGGGCTTCAGGAGAATAGTTGTGACCCATCTTTTGATCGCCAAAGCGTATGATTTTAATGTTTCCATCGTCCCTCACTGCAACAATAGCTTTTTTTGTAGGGTGTTTAGGTGTGCGCTTAGGTTTATTTAAACCCGACAACCCATATCTTTTCAGTTTTGCTTTTTCAGATTCACTTAAAGACATTAACTTTCCCTAATTATACGTGTTTTATTTTAGTTGTCAACTATCTTTTACTAAATAGTTTAGTGGCACCCCTAATGCCAAAGCTGGCAGCAACTACACAGCCTAAAGAGTATTGATACCATTCAGGCATAGACTGTAGTTGATCAAAGCCCCGCTGTACAATGTTTTCCATACCCGGAACAAAAGCTAGAATCATAGGCACACTAAAGATAATTGTAAGATATTCATCTTTCCAGCTATTCTTAGTGCCTTCCGCCATAATACGCTCCCACCCACTCTCGTGTGTGGCTGCTTCTACCATAACTTTGGCTTTAGCCTGTGCTTCCGCTACCTTCATAGCGGTCTTAGCCTTTTTTTCTTCTACACTACCCTGTAGCCACGTACCTACAAGCCCAGCTACAGGTCCAATTAGAGCGCCGATCATAGTGGTTGTCCTTTACCTTTAGCGATAATAGCAATCTTTTGACACGTAGCGTACCAACCTCTATACTCGTTGTCTTTTAAACCCCTTTCTAAAGAGGGTACAACTTTTTCAGAGGGTGGACACTCCTCTACAATGCCCGATTCTACACGATAAGCACCATTATTAAGCATAATAACAATTGTAAACAATAATGCTTCTACAAATTGTTGGCTCATAATAAACCCTTACTTTGTGCTTTTACTAGCCTGTACAATAGGAGGACTAGATTTTTCTGAATTGCCTAAATACAAGCCAAATGCAGCAGTAAGTGCGCCAGTCATAACACTAAGCATACCTGCCTGCTCCATAGTAGGCGTATCTAATGACATAAACCACTCAATAACACGGAAATTCATAATAATTAAAGCTAACATCATAACACGTGGTATAATACGCCAACTGTCTAGCTGTTCTGCTTTCATTATCTACCCTGCCCCCTATATGATTGTTTTGCATTAGCTTGCCTACTATGCAAATTAGGTTTTTTAGCGTGTCTGTTTTTTCTACGGATACGCTTTTGTAGCGTAATAGTCTTTTCTAAAATCTTACGCACGGTACTTTCTTACTTTCTTTGCAATACCTTTAGGTTGTTTAACTACTTGTTTACCAGCAGCAGTACCTTTACGTTTAGCTGCTGTAGTTCTAGCATACTCTGAAGGCGTTAAAGCAGCAATAGCCTTTTTAGGTAGGTATCGCTCACCTGTTTTAGCAGATGGCTTACCAGACTTAGTTCCCCACTTTTGAGCCGTCCACTTTTTTAGGCTTTTCTGTGGTTTCTTTAGTGCCATTATCTAATACGTCCCTTATGACTAGCTGCTTAATAAACTTAGCCCCTATGACCTCTACAATAGTCTGATAACTAGACTTAATGTCTTGTTGCTGTAGCTGCATAGTCTTTTGGGCTTCAATAAGTTTGACTATTATAGCCTCTAGTCTTTTATGCTTTTCATCTAAGTCTGAGGATAGCTCATTCTGTATCCAATTATTCTGCTTCCATATGAAATAACCAAAAGCTATTGTCATTGTAACAGGAATACCAAATGTCTCCAGTATACCCAATATGTCCATTCATATTCCTCTCCAAAAATACAAACAAATATTATACTCTTTTGGGTTGTCTTCTCCTATTTACAGTTTTAGAAACTACCCTCAGATTAGAGCGTCTATTATCTCGTGGGTTCATATTTTTATGATCCACCTCTTTGCCATCGCCCTTACGCACCAAACCAGCTTTAGCTAAAGCATTACGAGCAGTATTTCTTGCTGCCCTGTTTTTCTTTTGGGCAGGAAGTTTACCGTGCGTGTCATACTCTTTGCGGTAGTTACGCTTACGTGTAGGCGTAGGTTTACGTGGTATGCTCATATTAAGCTACTTCTTTTTTAGTCCGCCGCCGCGCATTTTTGCTACTGGCTTTTTCATTCCGCCGCGCATCATCTTTGCTGCTGGCTTCTTGACTGCTCCGCCCCGCATCATTTTCTTTTTCATAGCTCTTGGTTTCATTGCCATTTCGTTTAGTCCTTCGTTTGATAACTAATTCCTGATACTCATCTTCAGGATAGACTTTGTAGTAATCTAGCTTTTCTAACTTTAAACTAGCGTCGTCTACTTGAGATAGTGACTGTATGAAGACCATACAGTATTCATCCTTTACGGAACTCTCCCAACTGTGTTCATATAGGAAATCTAGTTCAGCTTCTTCTGCACCAAACTCAGGATGAAATCCCATAATGTGCAGGTCTTGTTTAGCTAGTAGACTATTACGTTCTTCACACCACGTACTGAACTCTTGCATATTTGGTATGGTAAAAGAAGCACATACTACTACTTCGTATTGGTTAGTAGCAAATTCATTACACTGTCTTAGTGTCTCTTTGTATATATTTTTAGTTTCTACTATTTTCACTTTATCGTCTTGCCACGCTTTTTTTGCATAAGGGCAGGCAGGCAATCCATCTAAATGCTCGTTAGGAACTTCTAAGACATTCATAGACCACTCACGCAGGTCATCCGCGATGGATGTAACCATTACGACTTGTAGCCGCCTCCAGCCTTCTTATATTCGCTCGCTAGTAATTGAGCTTTTCTAGCTGACCACTGTCCGGCTTTACCGCCTTTTTTACCAGCCTTAATTCTATCAAATAATCTTTTACGTAGGGTTGGCTTAGTGTAGTTACCCGCCTCATTAACACGAGACTTTGCTTTAGGTTTAGCTTTAGCTGCCATTATGCACCTGTAAATGTAAACTGTGCAGGCTCTTCTTCTACCGACACCATAACTTCAAAGTCTGTTGGGTTAGCAGAGAAGGCAACAATTTTGTCACCGGAGTGCATAAAGAAATAACCACCATTAACTAAATTTAATAGGGAGCTACCTGCAAATGAAGTATCTTTAATGATATAATGGTACTCCGCATCTTCAGCATGATAAAACTGAACACTACATGTCCGTGTACTAACAGAACCATTAGACAGATGTAAAAAACGTACAGTACCATTATAGTTAGGAGGGCAAGTGTAAAGTACGTCTGCACTTGCTCCCGCTGAACTTGAGCTAAGGGTGTAACCCTTTGTGTAGTACTTATACGTATTTTGATTAGGCATG